TTTATAAGTTGCAACAAAAGGTTTTTTGGTTGGATCTACAAGAGGAGATACATAACTGTCAGAATTCAAAACAGGAATAAATGAAGAGTTGTCAGCTGTTGCATCTGCAGGAGTCAAATTATTTTGTAGATTAGGATGTCTTTTTAGTGCTTCAGCTTCACTAAGTTGTTGATAACCCCTGAACCCACCCAACATTAATGTCTCTATGGATACAAATCTAAACCCTTTCATTGTCTGATAAAAAACAAAATTAGCACCCCCTGTTTCTTGGTTTGCAGAAAAAGCTTTAGATGCTAAAAAAGAAAGAGCTCTAAAAGGAGTCCAGTTGGGTATACTCATTTGATAAGTAAACCTAGTTGGTTCAACTAAAAACTCTTTTGTTGCTTTGGGTTGTCTTGGTGGTCTTTTAGAACCTATGAAGAAATCATAGAAAAGATCTCTAGCTATATCAGCAAGAGTGGAAACTTTATCACTATCTGCCACGTTTGTTTGATCTACGTTTTGTTTTACAGGATAGTTTCTCCTAACTCTCGATAACATATTAGTGATTTGATTGTCTGCGACAAAATATAATTTTATGGTTCTAGAGTTATCATTGATTGCTATTGGTGGGTCAGCTTTATAAACTCTGTAACGATTGAATAATATTTTTTCTTGTTCTTCTACTGGAAGATCAGTTAGAGCTGTAGCAGGATCCGGCATAGAACTTGGAGCAGCCCCTACGTTTGAGAACGTAACCTCAAGAACTTCTTCTCCAATAATAGGAAATGATTCTACGATTCCAGTTGTATCTGTAATTGTAATATCACCAGACAAAACAGGACTGTAGATATCCTCATAAAAATTTAATTCATTCCAATTTGAAGTGGTCAAATCAATAAAATTAGCAGCATTATCATCTTCAGAAATGTCTGAATTTACTGAGGTCAATATCATTCTAGAGATATTAAAGTCGCCTGCAAATTGTCCAGGCTTTCTAGGATTGAACGCCGTCTTTTTTTCTGATTGAGTCAGCCTATCTGCCATTATCTAAATAACCTTCTTATCTCATCCTGAACACTCGCAATATAATTAACATCTATCAGTTGTATCTCTCTTCTTGCTTCATTCAGGTCTTGTTCATATTCATACTTGTACACGATACTTCTCTCTTCAATATTTGTGCTAGAGTATGTTTCATAGTCTACTTCTAGATTATAAACTGGTATGGGATCACTGGTTCCAGTTGTTTCGACTCTAGCTCTGGCTTGTTTCAAGTATTGATGAACTGTAGTTTGAGCTTTTTCTATCGATCCATACTTCGTCACGACATACCCTCTGAAATCTTTATAACTCAAAGGCCACTCCCAATATGGATCTATAATATTATTCACAAGAAGTATAGACCAAGTGTACTGAGTGTCACCATAGTATTGATAAGCTAAAACATCTGGTCGCATTCCCTCTGGAACAATATAAGGATAAAATATTGTTATATCACTTTCTACAGCATCTCTAATTTTATTCCTCACCATCAAATTTACCGCCACAGTAAAATCTGGATTTGTGTTATTAGTCCCTGTGATATCGTAAGCTATCTTTGGATAATTTGAAAAATATTCTGACATATTAATATCCTACGTCTATGTCTTCTTTTGTAATAAGTTCTGTCTCTTTGAACTGCATAGAGATTGTTGTAGTTTGTGGTTCACCATCATCATCTATAAAAACTGGAAGACTAGATGTTGTATAATCTACAGCAAATGATTCTAAGAAACAATTTTTTATTCTGAAGAGAGGTTCTTGACCAGAGGGATCTGCATCTGGACTTCTGGTTTTATTGACTGTATAACTTATGGAAAATTCATCTGGATATTTCAAAGTAAGAGAAGATACTGAATTTATTGCACCTCCACCACCGACACTAGGATGCATGTGTTTTTTGAAAAAATAAACTATATTGTTTATTGATCTAGCCTCTGATGGACTTTTTGGAGTCATAGAAAAGTTATAAGAGAAAGTACGAAATCCACCAGGCCCATTATAGATTACTGCTTTATGTGGATTTAGAATCGTACCAGATGCTCTCTCTATTGCCTGTTTGACCGCTCCAGCTTTAGAAGCAAATGATGCAGTGGCTGCAGCCGCCGCTTCTTTTTTAACAACATCAAGTAACCCTGTACCAGTTACATTTCCTAAAATTTTAGTAACTGCCTCACTCGCTGCTCCAATATTACCACCTGCAAGAGCTTGTCCAGCTGCTTCAAGATTTGCACCAGAAGTTGCAATACCTATAGCTGCACCCATGTCTACATCACCATATCCCTGTGAATATGTTGTCTTTAATGCATCGGGTGGTAAATATAATGCAACAGTCTGGCCTGGTGAACCTCTTCTTGCTTGGTTTCGTCCACCACCAGTGGTTTGAACTGTTGTAGTATAAGATCTCCTGTTTGTGAAAGTTATAAAATGTGGATACTCAGGCGATCCTAACTCAGCAGGATATTGGTATATAGCAACTCTTCTGTTATAATTTCCACCAGTTACGTCTGCGGGGTTTCTGCTTGCCATTATTCTCCTATCTGTCTATAAGTCTATACTACATATTTATATGAGGTATAAAGGATTTTTCAGACCAAGGAAAATATCTAAGTACAAAGGCGATCATCGAAAGATTGTATATCGTTCTAAATTAGAATTGACCTTCATGAAGTATTGTGATGATAATGATGCCATATTAGAATGGTCAAGTGAAGAGATTATCATTCCTTATCGTTCACCAGTGGATGGGAAGCTACATCGCTATTTTCCAGACTTTTGGGTTAGAACACCTAATGGTCAAACACTTATAGAAATAAAACCCAAGATACAAACAAAACCACCCAAACCATCAAAAAACAAAAGAAGATATCTCAGAGAAGTTAAAGTGTGGGGAGTTAATGAAGCCAAATGGAAAGCAGCTATGGAATACTGTGAGAACAAAGGATGGAATTGGAAAATCATAACTGATGTTGATCTAACTAAATATTAGTATTATGGCAGAACTACAAGAGGGTTTTCTCGATACACTCAAGACAGCAATCAAGACAAGTACAGCTGGGGCTAAGGCAAGAGCAGCAGGAAACTGGTTTCGAGAAAAGGTGAAACAAGCAACTGCAAGTACAAAGATGAGAGCAGTAACTCCAAATCAACTTCTCAGAAGAGAAACAGATGGAGACATTGCCCTAGGTAAAATGTTCTTTTATAAGTATGATCCAAAGTTTGAGAAGAAACTACCATATTGGGATATGTATCCTTTGGTATTTCCTTTTGAGAAAGCTAAAGGTGGATTTTACGGATTGAACTTACATTATCTCCCTCCAACGCAGAGGGCAACATTAATGGATCAATTGAATCGTTATGCAAGTAATGAACGATATGATGCAAGTACAAGATTAGAAATATCTTATCAAGTCCTGAAAAGGTTTGGTAGAGCAATACCATGTGTAAAAAGATATCTTTCTGATCATGTTCGTTCAAATACTGTAAGAATAGATGCAGACGAGTGGGAGATAGCAATCTTCTTACCTGTTGAAAGATTTCAGAAACGATCCAAATCTTATGTTTGGAGTCAAAGTAGCGAGTATTACTAATGCCAATAACACAATTTAGTCCAGACACTTTACGTTCAAATATAACAGATTTTGCTAAAGGGGGTCGTTATAATGTAGAAATTATACCTCCAACTGCAATAGGATTAGACCTTGGTGTGGCAAGTCAACTACGTTACACATGCGAATCTGCATCTCTTCCCACTAGAAGTTTAGCGTCACAACCACAAGATATTCACGGACCACCTAGAGAAATACCATATAGAGCAACCTTTACAGAAGCAGCAATGTCTTTTTATCTAGATGATGAAATGAGAACCAAGGACTTTTTTGACTCATGGCAAGAATATATAATAAATGAAAATACAGGTAGTCCTAGATATTGGAATGATTATACCTCAGATATTAACATTACTAGAATTAGAAATAATGCAGAATCTTTTGCCGATGCTTCATATAGAGTTACATTACAGGAAGCATACCCATCTGTAGTTGGAGAGGTTGCATTGACACATTCTGGAGGCAATGAGGTATTGAGACTTCCAGTAACATTTAAATTTAAGAAATGGACAAGCGTTTTATAAAATGATTTGAAAGGATTATAATGTCTTTACCAGTTATGAATACAGCCAAGTATGAAATGGAACTTCCATCTACTGGCGATAAAATAGAATACAGACCATTCTTGGTCAAAGAAGAAAAAGTCCTCCTTCAGGCAATGGAAGGTGGAGATGAAAAAGAGATAATGAGAGGATTGAAACAGGTAATCTCTCAATGTGTTTTGACTAAGAGTTATAAGATTGACCGATCTCCTGTATTTGATCTTGAGTATATTTTTCTCAAACTCAGATCAAAAGCTGTTGGTGAAAAAACAACTCTTGCAATGAAACACCTTGGAGATTGTGGGGGAGTCACCAATGTAGAGTTTGACCTAAGTGCTGTAGAGGTGGTTAAGAATGAGAATCATAAGGATATCATAAAACTTTCTGATGAGGTGACTGTTAGAATGAAATATCCCAGCGTGGATATTATGGGAACTTTCAAATCAGACGTTGATGGAGTTTTTGATATGATGAGATCTTCCATACATGAGATATATTTCAAAGAGGAATTATTCTCAGTTGAAGATCATTCTAAAGAGGAAATAGATGATTTTTTAAATTCTCTGAACTCTAATCAATTTGCTAAGTTGAGAGACTTTTTTGAAACTATGCCTAAGGTAAAGCATGATATAAAATGGGTATGTGAAAAATGTGGAGAAGAGGTAACACAAACTATAGAAGGAGTTGGTTCTTTTTTCGGATCGGCCTAAGTCATAACTCCCTTGAAGCATATTATTTGAATAATTTTGCTATGATACAACATCATCATTGGAGTTTGGCGGAACTAGAGGATATGTTGCCCTACGAAAAACAAATATACCAAGAACTATTGGCCCAGTGGGTAAAAGAAGAGAATGAGAGAATTGAAGAAATGAACAAGAAAAGAGGAGCATGATTACGTTCAAAGAACTTTTAAATAAACTTTTAGAAAGATCTGCTGCAGCTCAAGCAGCTTTTGACGCTGCTAAAGGAATATCCCCAGATATAGGTAATGTCAAAGGTGCATCAAAAACTAAACCTCCAGCTCCATCATTAAAACAAAGAACTTCATCCAAATCAAAAAAGGTACAAAGTGGCTGATCTTCAGGAAGTAAACCAGACTCTAAAAGAACAGAATGAACTACTGAAAGGTAATAGAGCTCTAGAAATAGAAAACAAAAGAGAAGCAGATAGAAAACAGAATGAATTAATGAAGTTACTTAGTGGTCTTAAAGCAACTGTGAACATTAATGGTAAACCAGCTGATACATCATCGTCTAGTTCCATTCTCACATCCATATTAAGTGGTCTTGGTCTTATAGGAGCTGGAGCGGCAGGACTTGCAGCAGGACTTGCAGCAGGATGGTTACTCTATGTTGGTGACTTAATAAAAGATATTGTTACAGTTTTGAAAGGTTTGATTGGTGGATTAACAAAATCAGTTATTAAAGTATTAGATGCAATACCAAGACCAAAATTTGTTGATGATATTATAGCTGCATTCAAGGCAGATGGTTCTATAGGTCAATTTTTCGCAAAGATTAAAAATTTCTTTATAGGAGAAGGATCATTCTTCAAACGTATTGGAACAGTAATTGATGGTGTGATAGATTCTCTCAAAGGGGTTACTGGCGGACTATTTACCAAGATAAAGACTTTCTTTGTTGGAGAGGGCACATTCTTCAAACGTATTGGAGCAATAATTGATGGTGTAGTTGATTCTATTAAGGGATTCACTGGTGGGTTATTTACCAAGATAAAGACTTTCTTTGTTGGAGAAACTAGTATATTTAAAAGAATAGGAGCAGTCGTAGACACTGCAGTGGATGCAGTCAAAGGTTTTACTGGTGGTATATTCACAAAGATAAAGAACTTCTTTGTAGGTGATACAAGTGTATTTAAAAGAATAGGAACAATTTTAGACACTACGATAGAAACAGTCAAAGGATTTACTGGTGGTTTCTTTACTAAAATTTCAAACTTCTTTACTGGTGAAACAAGCATATTCAAAAGAATAGGTAAGATAGCTGACACAACAATAGAAACTCTGAAGGCCTTTACTGGTGGAGCTTTTGATAAAATAGCTGCTCCATTCAAATGGTTGAGAGTAAATACCACAACTGGCTCAATAATAGGTGATTTGATAGATGGAGTCATGGATGTATTTAAGACAGGTGCTGGTGAAGGTGGATTCATAT